TGTGCAAGTCACATCGGCCCAGTCCGCTTCCCCTACAGACGATGTACTGATTATTCCGCAGGCGACAAAATCACCCTTCGGCGCGCTGCTCAGATGCTTTACTCGTCTAGTCATCACGCCTTCTCCTGGTTAAGTTCACCCCCTCTATACAAACATCAGTGCGTGAGGTAAACAGTAAAAATAATTTATTTTGTTGTAGACATCAGTGCCTGATATGTTTATAAAGGTATCAACTTAACCAGGAGAACACGTTATGAAGACCACATCAATCCAGCGCGCAGTAGCTCGGAACTTCCTCCAGGGGCGTGACCTTGCATTCAAGGCAGCCGGTAACCGTACCGTTAAGATCACCGAGAAGAAGGCCGAAGCATGGGCATGCAGAACTTTATTCGTAGCCCGTGAATACAACCCAGTGCATGACGGCAGGGTTCTAAGCATCACGTACCGCGAAGGCATCACGGTCGGCCCTCGTGGCGGCAAGAAAACTGTTTACAGCAGCATCGGTTGAGGGGCAGGCAAATGACCCCGACAAAAACAGCGGCTTTAGAGGCAGTACTAAAGAAGATCGAAGCGGCGGAAGCCAAGAAGCCCCGGCCCGAATGGGTCAAGCGCCAGCTAGCAAACAAGGTGGGATGATGAAAAACCTAATATACACTTATCAGAAACGGATTAGCCACCGCAACGCCGAGAATATGGACCGGGGCGGGATGGCTTTTAGGGGCGGGATGGACACCCGGTTCCACGCCTTCAACGAAACCGGCGAATTCCTGGATTGTTTTTTGAAAGTAGCAAACATGCGGAAGCGGTACCCCGGCGTTAAGCTGGTCAAGTTGCCGGCCCGCCACACGGAGGAAGCACAATGAATATCGAGATCACAGACGTTGAGCAGATTGCACTGATCGAAGCATTGCACACTGACATGAGCCGCTTAGCGGGAGTGAAGCGGCGCTACCCTAACCACGCCGCAGTCCAGGCATCCGCCGATCGCTGCATTAAGGTAGCCGAGGATCTGCTTGCGAAAGTGGGGCACGCCAAGTGAGGTACGCACAGAATTATTTCGTAGTCCGCACGGTTAACCGGGTTCTGTATTACTGGCGCGACCCGGATCAGGAATGGGTGCCCGATCCGGTCGTAGCGACAGTGTACCCGACTAACATCAAGGCGCGGAACGCCGCGTTTAAACAGGGGGGTCAGGTTTCGAACATGCGGTTCCACCTGCAGCCCATAACCGTTGACACGGTTTAATTTTTCTGCCAGACACTGGCATATTGGAGGTTGAGACTATGAAAAAATTACTCGAACATCAGATTACTGACGCCTGCTGGCTGTCTCTGCAGGCGTTCGCCGGCAACTTTTCCGGCATGGGTTCGGGTAAGACCCTCACAGTAATTGAAGCCGCAGCGATAGCAGACGGTGACATTATCATCGTAGTGTGCCCGCCCATAGCTTTGCGTATGTGGCAGGCTGAGTTGATCGACTACGGGCACCCTGAAGAGAATGTACTGATCGTAGCGACCGGTAAAACTCCGCTGTCCTGCCCTGTATTGGTTATGTCCTACGCCATCGCTATGGCGCGGGTTGCCGAGTTGAAACAATTAGCACAGGGGCATGATGTGGTCCTGATACTGGACGAAGCGCACGCACTGACTGATGTGGAGGCTAAGCGCACTAAGGCAATCCTAGGTGCAAACGGATTGTGTGAGGCGGCCATGAATACGTGGTGCCTGACCGGCACCCCTTGCATCCGCTGGAACGATGGCCTCTACCCGTTCCTGCTACGCGCAGATCCTGAAGGCATGGCTGAGCGGTGCGGCGGCACTAGTCTCGATAAGTTTATGCTGCGCTACTGTGATACCCAGTACAAACGCTTCCACCCCAAACAGCGCCATATGAAAAAAGTGGTGGTGGGTAGCCGCAACACTGACGAGTTGAACGCGTGGCTGTTCGATAAGGACCACCCCCTGGCCATCCGCCGGGAGCTGGCAGAAGTCTGGGCAGCTATGCCGCCCATAACTATCAACCGGCTGTTCATCACCCCTTCTAAATCCCCAGAGTTATCTGCGGCGCTAGCGGCCATGAACGGCATGAGTGAGCGCGAGATAGGTAAGGCGCTGGCAAGTAACGAAGAGAGCATGGCTAAGACCCGCCGGCTACTAGGGGCGGCTAAGGTGGCCGCTGCGGTGTCGGAGATCGCCGACAGAGCAGAGGCCGGCGGCGGGGGCATCCTGGTGGGTGCGTGGCACCGCGACACCATCAGCGCCCTGCAGCGCGGCCTAGCGGCTAAAGACATCTACTTCCCAGTGATTACTGGCGGCACGCTGCCGGCCCTGAGGGCAAAGATCCAGGCCGGGTTTAACGACGGCTCTATCCCCGGAATTATAGGGCAGATCAGTGCTATGGGTGTCGCCATCGACCTGCAGCATGGAGGTAGTAATATCATTGTCGTAGAGGAGGATTGGTCACCGTCAATCATGGATCAGTTCTACGCCCGCATGATGCGTATGGGGCAGGCTAACCACGTTCACGTAGATGTGTTAGTCACTGATACAAAACTAGATCAGGCCATTGGCCGTATATCCGGCACCAAGAAAAAAGAGCACGGCAAGCTGCTGGCCCAAACGTCCGACAATTGCGACTCAAACAAAGGGCAAGACAATGCCTGATTTCCCCGCCTCTAAATTAACGCTGATGGCGCTTCACTGGTTTCGAAACGAATATCCAGAAGCTCTTTTGACCTTGGAACTTTGCACCGAAAAGTATGCGGCCGCGCGCCTTGACGTTGGGGCTATCACCGAACATGAAATCATGGGCGTAGAGGTAAAGGGCGACGGCGACAGTGCGGCCCGGCTAAACCGGCAAGGCTGGGTTTATGGACGAACAGCGTCAAGGATGTGGCTCCTAGCGGCTCCATCACTGCGCGAAAAGGTTTTGAAACATAAGCCACCAGGATGGAACGAGCTGAAGATATCTGACGATGGCGTCTTTAGCCCGTATATCCGCCGTGAGTGCCTTAGCAACTCCCCCGCCGCCCTTCTCGACATTTTATGGAAAGACGAACTGATCACCGTCAGTGGTGAGGTTAAGGTCAACTGTAAGAGAAGTTGGCAAGTACACGATATTGCCCACAAGGTTGCGGAAACCGCGCCCCTTGGCGACGTGCGCCGCGCAGTATGCCGCGCGCTGTTAAATCGCGACTGGGAACGCCGGATGAATAAGCAGATTTGGCGACCGGCCGATGAGCTTCCAGAAATGTCCCCCAAACAGGAGAAAGCAGCATGACTACCTTCGATATGAAATCAGCAACAATGCACGGCGTCACGGCTCTGGAAGCCCAGAACCCAATGGATTTTGCGGAGCGCGCCAAGTGGATGAACGCCAGCGAGGCCGGCACCTGCATACGGCAGCAATGGTACAAAAAACACACCGTAGGAGATGCGCCGGAAGAGGATCGCGGCTACGCCCGGCGCGGTCACGCCATGGAGCGGTATATGGTAGAGGCACTAACCGCCGCCAATATCCCACTACACCAGGGCGGCGAAGATCAGGTGACGTACAAAGATCCGGCAACCAAGCTAAGTGTGACCCCGGACGGCGTGCTGGTGCTGGACGATGAACGAGTACCGGTAGATTTTAAATCGATTGATCCACGCACCAACAAGAAGAACTTACCCAGGCCGGCCCACGTCCTGCAGGTAAAAATCGCCATGCATCTGATAGGATTATATTCAGGGCCCGACGCCCGCGCCCGCCCCATCAATCGTGGTCTACTGGTGTACACCGACGCTAGCAACTACGATGATATTATTCAATTCGATGTCGATCCGCTTACCCCTGCGGAGCTGACCTGGGCCACCAAACGCGCCAAAAAGCTGCTGACTACTAGGGTAGTTAACGCACTCGATCGAGAGGGCAAGACAGCCGGCGGTAAGGAATGCAAGACGTGCGCCTTTGCGGAAGCCTGTGGGGTCGCCAGTAACGAAGTCGCTGCGGTGGCGGGTAGAGGCAAGGGTAATAGAGGCAGCGCCCTGGCGGACCATGTAGCAACCTACGTCGGCTGGAAGGCTCAGAAGGAAGCCGTAACGGCCGGCCTCGCTGCCGTCAGTGAGGACATTAAGAAGGAACTCAAACGGCGGAAGTTGCGCACCATAAATGTCGCCGGCCACAAGATCGATCTGCAACAGGTTGCAGGCCGTAAGGGCATCGACAAGAAGGGTATGCAGAAAGATGGTGTACTGGCAAAGTATGAGACTGTTGGCAGCCCGTCTGAGCGTCTAGCGGTCACTGAGGAGTAACTTGCCGCGCTATCGCGGCGCATAAATGTGAGGTCTATCATGACATGCGGTCACCAAATCTTCGCGTACATGGGCGCTGACTACTGGGAAGAT